TATTTCATTAGCTGAAGCTGCCAGTTTTGCGTACCTAAATGTTCTATCTCCAATTTCTAGCCGTGTCCCTAGCTTCGCTTTCTGCGTTGACGATGCCTCATAGATACTTTGATCTATAGGAATCGTCGGGTTTAAAATACTCACCGTATTACCTGGTACACTAGGCATTTAAGCCTCCTTCTTTGGTTTTTGATCCACCTATAAAGGCTCATTGTCTTGAGCCTCGAAGGTTACGCTGCTATAGTAATCAAAACGCCCAGAGAAGCGCATCTTGAAGCTATGCAATTACCTTTCCAAACTATTTGCATGACACGATCCAACTGGTTCGGAATGCTTTTCCATTCCGTCGCGGTCATATTAATGTCCGGATCGACATTGAGACCGATGTACTTGAAATTCAGGAAGTACATATAACCTGCTGTACAAGCTGCAGACCACAGAACCGGCTTACCTTTAAAGGTAGGTTGCGGTGCGAACATGGCATCAGCGGTTTCTTTTCCGCCGGTGGACATGATCATCTTTTGTTCCTGGACTTCATCTTCATAAAGTTCCTGAGAAGTCTGGTCTGTGACCATTGCATCCGGGACATCACTTGCTTGACCGAGAGAACAGTTGTTAAATAAGGTTCTCATATCGCTTAATAGATAGACAGAAGCTGCGCCTGTTGCAGTCTTTGTCTTATTCCTCCACCACGAATATGTGGCACGGTTGATATTGCCGACTGTGCCTGTAGTGGGGGCTGCTGCTACGATATTACCAAAGCCATCTGGATCCTTTGAATTGTTGCCTGTGCCATCACCATAGATGAATGTTTCGAACTTGTCGATCATGGATCGCTGTAAGTTATCGATCTTGGCATTTGCGAGGTTCAAGTGAGCCTGCTTTGACTTATTTTTCGCATCATCTACATAATATCTGACTATTGAGCCAGCTACGAACTTCCATTCGAACTGGGCAACTGTCAGGAATTTTGTGTCAGATATCGAGATCGTGTCGCCTCTATCAAGGGAAGAAACAGTTTCGTTCTTCGCGTATGATAGTGGGATTTCAAGATATCTTCCACCAGTACCATCCAACGTAATACCACCCTTTGCTTTCATGAGCTGGTATGTCGGCGTGGCTGTGAATATATTATCGGTCACTTCTGATTTACGGTTATTCCATATAGCCGTATACAGATCATCTAGTGACTCTGTCCTTGAAGGATACGCCATTTTAAACTCCTAATCTATAGAGAGCCCTTACCTCCACCGATTACTTTATCCCAAGCGTCATCTGCTGCGGAAACTTTATCTTTGAACTTCGCAGGCTCAGTTCCTTCTCCAGCGATGCCGGAGCCCGGCTTCTCTGTTCCGGAACGGGCGCTGCGAAATTTCTCTTCAGGAGTCTTTTCTATCTTGATCTCCTGAGCTTTCGCGAGTAAATAAGCCTGTTCAATAGTTAAAGGTGTTGATGAAGATTCGAGAATTGCTTTTGTCTTGTCTCTGAAAGATTCAAAGTCTGAGTACTTGTCCTTTACACCGTTAAGTTCCTGGACAGCTAAGAGATTCTCAACAGCCAAAGAGATGCGGTTTATACGTTCTTCTATAGCTGTAATAGCTTCCGGGGTCAGACTGCCGTCTTTAAGTTTATCGGCGAGCTTACCCGCTTCAGCTTTCAAGTTCTTAGACTGCTTGGACTCCTTATACTGGATAAAGTCTGGATCTAAGAGAGACATATTCGCTTGTTCCAACTGAGACTTGAGAGTTTCTATTTCTCCCTTGTAAGTCTTCTCAGCCTTCTCGTGTTCTTCTTTAGGGACGAATTTCGTTTGATCTATCGCGCCTTCTTTTTTTAGTTCATCTGCCATTGCTCACTCCTTGGGCTAAGCCCTTTCTTCTTAGGCTCCGTTGATACAAAGGGTATTCCTTCCGTATCGCGCCTAAGACAACTGCTATATCTTTCGCGTGCCACATTCCGGAGAACTTGACTATAGGAGGACCATAGAGATCAATCTCTATGGCTATAGTCCTAGCCTCTGGGATCTCAGCGTACAAACTTGAAGCTTTGCTTACTTCAGCTTTTACTACCATCGCTTAACTCCTTTCGTGCTCGAAGCCCTTGCCTCGAGATTTAGGTTTCATGAAGGCCCGGGCTAAGAGCCCTCGGCTTTCACATTCACGTATTAACTGATGCTTATCTCTTATGTATATAGGTTTGGTGTCTATATGCTCATACCACCCTTCGATCCAGGATTCTGTGTTTATGTGAGGAATAGAGTTATCTTCACATTTACAGAACCTGATCCACCAACCACATCTAGGGCACATATCATCGTTAAGCACTTGGACCTCCGCCTTTTTGCGACATCATCTGAGCTGCGACATTTGGAGGAAGGGGCATGCCAGGGTTCATCCCGGGTTGAGACGCCATCTGATTATTCTGAGCCTGTTGAGCTAATAACTTGTCCACATTCACGCCATCGAATTGAGCAAAGAAGTAACGCTGGATTTCGGCTGGAACAGGCATGCCGGCTTTGACCTGACCCATGTTCATTTCGGACCAGGCTTTTGCCATTTCTATAGCATCTTGTCTCTTTGTGCGTTGGTCTACTGGGACAGCATTTGTAGGATCTACCTTTATATTATACTCTCCTTTGATGTCTGAAGGAGAGAACTGGAGCCACCATTTCGCGCCATCGGGACCCACGACTGAACGGACCATAGAGGTTGTCCAATGAGTGAATATAAGTTGATTGAATCTACGAACAACATTTGTCAAGAGATCTGCAACAACATCCCGGCGCTCGTCCACACGGATCTGATTTGCCCAGTTTACGACATCAGTCTCGGCTGCGGAGATATGAGTCTTACCTTGGTACTCTCCTGTAGAGGAGCGGGAGAATCCGACCTGTTCACGGACATCTCCGCGGACGATTTCGCCCATGCGCGCGAGGTCGTTTAATATGCCGGATGCTCCCGGATTGAGGGCCATTACAGAGGCGCCGATGTCAGCATCGCCTTCTATAGCGACTGCTGCTTGGACTCTTTCGTCCAGTAGTTTATCTAGTTCTTCTTTCTTTATAGCACCTTTCTTATAGAGTAATTTGAGTATGTCTACTCTTCTATGTTTCATAGCTTGAGTACGGATCTCATTCAGTTCGAGAAGTTGGGGTTCGATGATCCGGACATCGGGGATACCATAGATGAAGTCAGGGTCAGGATTGAATACAAGAGTTTCACAAGGAACGCCTTCGATCTGGAGAGGATCAGCTTCTTTACGGAGGAACTTGTCATGGTCCATAGTCAAACAGACAATCTCTCCTGTCTTGACGTCCCGGACCTGCCAGAGCTCGACCCATTCATGATCTGTGGGGACCATGTCCTCGGGCTCGGAATACGTGCCAGAAGGAGAGGTCCGGCGTTTCACAAAAGAACCTTTGAGATCTGAGGTATCCTTATACTTAGGATCTGACTTAATATCCTGGAGAGGTCGGAATACGCGCATCGCGATCCATTCAGCGTTATGAGCTGACTCACAACCCCAGGGGTATACGACATCTTCAGGGCGAGCCCGGAGGAACCAGGGCATCCCGGGATTGACATGAGAGTTATATTCTATGCGATAACCTTTTTTATTGAATTGCGTAAGGGATACGATATCTGAGCCTTCTACAGTCTTACTCTTGTCATACCCGAATTCTGAGTCGTAGCCAACAAAACCTGTAGCGATACCACAGAGAAAGGCATCATTGATCATCTTCTTTATCTCATACTTCGTCATGAGTTCTCGCAGTAACCAGTTATCAATGTCTTCAACGAGCCGTGCGTGGAGCTCGTACTCGAGACCGGGTTTTGTAGGAGTTATGGCGACAGCAGGATTCCTAAAGTATACTTGAGGGACTATAGAACGTAAGAGAGAGAATACTAGATTAACAGGTATGATGCCGTCCGGGAAATCATGCCGGTAATACTTCTTGTACTGAGCCCACATGTTCGAGCGCGCGTACTTGACCTGGAATTTCATGCCGTTTAAGATAGCGTCTTTGTACCACTGGAGACTCCGTTCCGCGGCTATTCCGGAGATATTAAAGTTGTTAATGTTATCAGGCATCACTTCCCCTTTCCAAGAGCCTTTGCCCTAGCTTTGTTCTTCATCATTGTTCCGTAGACATAAGCTCCGGCGCGTTCCTTACTCAAGCCTTTCTTCCGAGCTTCTTTCTTTAATGCTCGTTCCATTGCTATTGGCATTATTGGCCTCCGTACTTTCTCAAGTAATCTTTACCTGCAGAAGATGTGTATCCTTTAGCTACGTTACCCACGCCATCATGATAAGCTCTGAGTATGTTGTCCTGTGTCACAGGAAGGCCAAAAGACTGCAGCATCTGAGGGATACGTTTATAGAGATACCAAGAAGCTATTTTTGTGTTAACATTCTCATCAAAGAGCCATTGCTGGCCGTACTGTTCTTTAGGATGGAGTTGATTCCAGTCCTTTAAAGCTACAGGAGTTATTTGAAAAAGCCCTGTTGCTTGGGTCCTGTTGTTGTAAGCGTACGGATCCCCACTTGATTCTATAGCCTTTACCTTTTCAAGGTTAATTAAGTCTGGCATTTGCCGTACTTCCTTTACCGAGTTGTAGGCTAAAAGGATACCCAATATTAGACCTAGACTTAGCTTTAAGTTCATCTTCTATCTCACTTAACATGAAAGGATTCTTGGGCGGTTCCGGAGGAGTCTCCTCAACCGGGCGCGCTATTTTTAAGAGATACCCTAGACAGTCCAGGATATCTTTAGTTCTAGAATAAGGATAGAACTCCAGTTCTTCCAATAGATCTGTCATGCTAGGAAGGATATGAAGGCCTCCGTTTATGATCAAGGGTTCCAGTGCCCTGATACGGAGATCCTTCGCTCCTTTCCGTCCATCGTAGGGGAGTCGTTCCTGGATAAAGAACTCACCTGTCGATTCCATCTCGAGTCTCGAGAAATGACGGATAGCTCTTTGATACTGGATCTCTTCTATATGTATAGTAGAGGAAAATTGACGAGAATGTTCTTTATAACGGGAGATTACCTCAGAGGGGTTGAGGCGTCCGACATCGAGGCGACCTATCCAGAGGTGATGCTTTTTATCGCATGCACCCGTCAATATAGCATTTCGTGCTGTCCCCTGGGAATCACCCCAACCCGCGAGGTCGACTATTGTCTTGTATTCGAGCCCTCCAGGATACTCAGATAATGACTCATGAATATGTACATACTCTTTCCTGAAGACTATACTTTCGAGTGTACGAGGCCTGTTAAGATACTGAGTCTCAGCTATACGATTGCCTTGGAAATGGAAGATGTTCTCACATGTAACTTTATCAAAACGTTCCGGCCAGACACACTGGGAGTCGTCAACGATGGGCCAGACCGCATCTTTAGTGATAGAGACTTCAAAGTGTTTATAGTATGGTTCAAATGTCCTTATGTAGTATATGAGGTCCCGGGGAGCCCAGCGGGTCCCGTGATTCCAGATACAAGAGGTCTGAGGATTCGAGAAGAGTGAGGAGACGAGTTTGTGCCAGCCAATAGCGTTATCGATGTCTTCTTGCGAGGGCATGAGTTCCATGCCTGTGAAGTCATCTTTACGCGCGTAGATCAAGTCATCTTCTATGATATAGTCAAAGTGCTGGGAGATTACCGAGCCCCCGACACCGACAGCGGTATATGTGCCTTCTGTGGCCTGAAGAGCTCTCTTAACTTCTGCGACGTGATCTGACCATCTAGTCTTATTGAAGTCAGGAATGAGTTCGGGGAATGCTGCTTTGAGCCTCTCGTTATTCATCCACTCCTGTCTTATCTTGAATAACATCTTTGAAGCATTATCTATAACGTTAGAGGATAAGAGGCCTCTCGAGTTCGGGCCTTTCCAGGGGAAGATGTCTTTGAACAATCCGTCCTCATCAGGCAATGTGAGCCATATCGAGAGTCCTACTGTAGCGATCCAGGTCTTGAACCACGAGCGAGGGAGAGTAGATTGACGGAAACGTCCGAATTCAGCTTCAGTGAGGAACGCGCAGAAATCTCCATGCACATGCGGAACCATATCGTGATAGCCTAGGATCTCCTTACAGAGATAATAGAGAGACCGTTGACAGAGTCTCCGGTCAATTAGAGCCTGTTGAGTCGAGAGGAGCTTCTGTTGCCCCATCAGTTTTATCTTTCTTCTCGGTTGCTTCAATAGTTTCGCTCGGCGCGGGCGTTATCGGTGGTTCCTTCTTAAGCAAGAATATCGAGCCTTTAGCTGATAATCTATGTGAAATGCTCTCGATCTCTTTCGAGACCCTGAGAGCTGAATCTATTTCTTCGGGTTTATAGTTATGTGTGATTGTTTCGACGATCTCTCGAGGCCTCACACCAGTCAAGTTTATGATGTGAAGTGCTGCTTCGAGCTGGATCTTATCCGTTGGTTTCCCATTTCTCATCAGGTTCGCGACTTTTTGAGCTGCTTGAACCGCATGACCTTTGAGGACTTCCCTCGATGCTTCGATGATATCTTTCTTAAATTCCTCTCGGCGTCTTTGATACTCCTCGGAATGCATGACTTCATGGATGCTGCTCGCTGCTTTGAGTCCTACTTTATCGGCGATCTGCTGCATAGTAAGGCCCTGTTCGATGTCATACTCGAGGATCCTCTGCTTCTTGGCCGACCAGACATGTTTCTTATATCTTGCCATAATAGTATATATACCTCTTTTGCTATAAAGTATACACTAGATCTCTGATTTGTCAAGCTTTTGATTTCTTAACCCCGAACAAGCTTTTGATTCTCCGACGGAAAATGAGATTTTGGGCCGCGCCAAAAATATTTTTGGCTCCATTTCCGAATGTGTAAATGCTTCTCCGACGGGGAAAGTTAAAAACTAGAGACGTATATTTTGTTGTCTACCTAGAACTAGGCCAGCCGGCGAGGGGGAAGTGGTTTTGTTACGTCCTATAATATATCTTATGTTAAGTATATTGAACTATACTCAGGTATGTTGACCTATGCTCAACTATGTTTAAGTATGCTTACCCCTTTTATGTTTTTCTTTTACTATAGTATGTATAAAATATGAGTATGTTATATGATTATCTTATGTTATGTTGAAATAGCTTTCCTCGTCGAGGTTTTAAGGTTTGATGTGTCTTGCTGGGTTGACTTGTAATACCCCTAATTGCCTATTAGCCAGACTTTGATGTCTTGTTCGATATTCGGTGCTTGATGTCGAGATAATCGAGCCTTGACGATTCTATGCCCTTTAGAACCGATTGAGCTTGTTTTACGAAAATTGCCCTTTTGAGTTTACAGGGTTTCAGCGTCGAGAAAACCGAACTATTTTAAAAAAGACTATTGACAACTTTTGATTCTCTCGTCCGTCGAGGTTTTGGGGTGTCTCCGTCGATAAAATCGTGTGGTATACTTACTTTTGAAAACGCACGAAAACCGTTCGCACCGAAATCGTGCCTAATATGAAAGTGAGGTCTTATGGCTAGAGATGCGAGGGCTAAGGGAATTGGGCTTAAGCTTAATATAAAACAGCTTAAGACATTAAAGGCTTTGGCTATCCGTAAGGATATGGCAGTATTGAACCTTTACCGAGAATTAAAGGCCTTAGATAATACGTTGTATCAGTATTATGCTATGCCTTTAGAGCGTATATGCGTCCAGGCTAGGGCGTATACGATTAAAGATATACTTAAGATATAGTTAAGCCTGTATAGGCCTTATGAAAGTGAGGTATGCTATGCGATAAACTTAAGAGTAAGTTTACTGCTGTTAACCGTTTCATAAAAGAAGTGAGGATATATGAAAGTTACAGTAAAAGATAACAAAATGACAATAAGCGATATAACACTCCTACCCGAAAAAGAGGCCGAGTTAAGCTCTACGGGTAAAAGCAAAGTATTGTTTACATCAAAAGGGTTTAAGTTTGATGACGACAATATGGGAACTAGTGTAACAGTAATAAAACCCCTTAAGCTCAAGGCAGTAGTCTAGTGGTTATATACTCTTAAGGGTAAGGCTAGAAATAGTCTTATCCTTAAGGGTATATGTTATATTAAATATATAAGAGGTGATATATGATACAGCAAATAGCAGTATACAGCAAGAACGGCAAGCAATATAGTATATGGACGGATATAAAGAGCGATATAGCACACCTTATATATAAAATGTTATATACAGGTGCGAGACGCAATTCAAGGATACTAGTTAAGAGGAATATAAGCATATGTTAAGTAATGAGCTATGTCCATATTGCAATAAGAGGTTATATCTGGATAGCGATATATACACCTGTGAGTGCGGATATCATTACTGTAACTGTGAAGTTAGTTACTGCTTATATAAGGACAAGTTAGAACCTGTATTCAATGCAATAGAGCATATGCAATATACAACTTTAGTACTAAAGAAAGGATTATACTAACACAATAGAGCGGGTAGTATAAAGCAGTAATAATATTAAATATGAGGGGAGGTGATTACAAATGATAGTAAAAGTCGCACCGATGGGAGAGAGGGTTGTGGAAGTAACAGTCGAAGACGGAACAACTGTGGGAGAGATACTAGAGATAGCACGGGTTATACACAACGAAAGAAGTATCAGAGTAAACAACGTTGATGCAGATTTAGATACGATAGTGCATAACCATACATCAGAGGCCACCATAATAACATTAGCTAATAAGAGCAAGGGTGGTAAATAGAGAGAGATAATTTCGATTGGGCGTAACATAGCAAGAGAGTATAATGTAAAACGACAGTATCAACTAATGAACATTAGAGACTACCCAATTACTCTATTCGGAGAAATGATACCACATTATACTCTACTATTTAAGACTTGAGGTAAAATATGACTATACCAGCAAATAATGACCCTCTTAGAGAGGATAATATCGCTTTTGGTGAGTGGTATGAGCTTCCTCGTTCATTGGATGAAAATATAGAAGCACCTATTACAGGAGATGACCCTATGCCTACACACGCAGGAACAGAAGCTGTAAAAGAACAGAAAAAAGAACTACCAAGCCTTAAGATAGGAGACGCTGTAATAGTAATAGCCCTAAATCCTCTTGGTAATGGTGCAATAAAGCCAGGTGATATTGGGATACTAATGCGAAGAAGTCCACTCGATACACTTGAACTTGCCATAGGAGAATATGAGAACTGGATATGCCCTAGAGATATAGTAGAAAAAGTTAGCTTAAGCAAAGAAGAAAGAGAAGCTATTATACGAACAGCAGAGGTAAAACACCTAGCTGATGAATACTTAAGCTTTCAGAACTATACAGATGGTGCTATTGGTATAGAGACTGACAAGATACGTACAAGAATAGCTGAGCTAGAAGCTGTCTTGGGTGAAATGCGAGAAGATGAGTTCTTTATATGCACAGCTATGACTAGCCGACAGCATCAAAGAAGAGAAGTAAACACAATTACGAATACCAGGAATTTTGTAGAAAAATTATTGCAATATTATTACTCTTCCATTACGATATCTTATCCTAATATAATAGCGATAACAAAACCAGTTATAATAAAATATAAGCCACAGTCTTCTAAAGTTACAACAGACATAAATATCGGTGTATTCCAAGTAACAATACGCGGTAGGAAACTTCTTATTGTTAATACCAATAGAGCTATCAATGGTATACATCACCCACATATACAAGACTCCCATTTCCCTTGTCTTGGAGACTATGCGAATAGTATTCAGAATGCTATAGGAGGCTTTGACTACTTGATAGCATTAGATAATGTATCATCTTATTTACACTCATATGATAAGAATAGTTGCTATCAAAAGATACAGTACTGGCTACCAAAAGAGTTAAAAGACAATACCTGTCCTCATTGTGAACACTCATACGATGAGTGTGAGTGTGAACGTTGCGACTATTGTAGACAGTTAATAGATAATTGCGAGTGTATTACCTGTCCTGATACTGATAATGTAATAGATGATACAAGAGGTTATGCTAGCGAGTGTGAGTCGTGCAATTATAGAGGACGCAACGGGGAACATTTGGGTTGTACATATTAATGTATATTGACAAAAAAGGAGTGAGCTTATGAAAGTATTACTGGCAAATGAAAAAGAGTTAGAGCTGAAATTAGAGGGCAATATCAGTATAAATATACCACATACTGTGTATTATGAACTACTGGAGTATGTAAAGCATTATAATGGAGAAGTAAGTGGCCTAGGCCTGGTTAATAGAGTAGAAGTATTAGAAAAAGATGGCGAGGATAGGATATCACATATATCTTATATTATAGAAGAGGTATTCCTGCCAGCAGAGCAGGATAATGGCAGTTCTACTACAGAAATAGATGAGAAAGTAACGCACGAATTAATACAAGAACTTGTTAAGCAGGGCAAGGATGTAGAAAAGTTGAAACTACATTGGCATAGCCACGCTACAATGAACGTATTCCATAGTGGTACAGATAAAGAAAATTATAATTTACAGCATAATGGAAGTTGGCTAGTATCGCTGGTTATGAATAAAGACGGAGATTTTCTTGGAAGAATAGATATATATGATAAAGCAAGGATAAGTATATCTAATGTACCTATTTATGTGATATTCCCGTCTCCTATAGAGTTACCAGCAAAAGTAAAGGACAACATAGACAAACTAGATGCGTATATAACTGCACATAAAGTAACTCATGTGGGATATGACTGGAGCGGAAGAGATAAAGACAGCAAGAAAGAAGATGACCTAAAATTGGATAAGGAGACAGGTGCTAATATATTATCATACGAGAGACAACAGGCTTGCTCTCTTCTTGGAATAAAGTTAAAGGAAGCATTAAAGATAGAGGGTTGTACAACATATGCAAATTGTGATAAATGCAAACTGGCCGAGAAATGTGATGAATATAATCATTACATATTCGGGGTAGGGAAAGGAGAGCTGTATGAAGGATACGCTGCTTAATATAGAAAGAAGAAAAGGACAACAGGACTTAGTATCAGAAGAGATATTAAAGACACCTGTTACAATAGTAGGAGCAGGTGGAATAGGTTCATTTACAACTCTTGCTTTTGCCAAAGTAGGATTCTATAATCTTACAGTATATGATAATGTAGAAGAGCATAATATATCTAATCAGTTCTATCCCATCAATTCTATAGGAGAATATAAAGTAGATGCTTTGGCTAGAATGATAAAAGCTTTTGAGGGGATAGACATAAAAGTCATAGCAGATACTTGGACAAAGAAAAAGTATGCTATAGATACACCTATTCTAGTATCAGCAGTAGATAATATGAAAGCAAGAGATGAAATGTATCGATATGCTAACAAGAGCGACACTATAGCATACTTTATAGACGGCAGAATGGGCGGTAATCAATTAGAGGTTTACACTACTGATATGACAAGTGATAAAGACAGAAGAGCTTATAAGAAAGTATTATGGAAAGATGAGGATACTACTCCTATAAGATGTACAGAGAAAGTTACTATGTACAATGTATTAAATATAGCATCTTGGATAGTAAATCAAACTAGGTTAGCCTTAAGTGCCAAGCCTTATAATAGAGCATTGATTATGGACTTGGAG